GGGCAGGTGCCGGAATCGCCGCCGCCTGTGGTGCGGTTCGGGGACGCCGAGACCAGCATCGACGCGATGAAGGCGCTCCGTGCGACCGTTACGTACCGGATCGACGACGACGAACTTAATGGCTGACTACCGGCTTTAGGTCAAAGGACTGGCCGCCCGCCGTGCTGGTGATGCCGGTCACCGCGAACAGGTGGCTGACGCCGGCGCTGTCGGTGAAGTCCACGTAGACCGGCTTGCCCTGATCAATCCAGTACGAGGACATGTCGTGGATCAGGTGCCGTACGGTAGGCGGGTCTTCCTCGTCATCGCAGCAACTCATCGAGCAGTCACCGTGCCCCAGTGCTCCGCATAGCCATCGCGGTGACGGTAGGCGCTGGCGAGCAGTTGGAGAGTCCGGCACGGCCAGAAGTTGTCCCCCTCCTCGCGATCACAGGTCGCACACCCGCTGAATCGCGGGAGCCGTCCCGAATACTCCGGGTGCTCGTCCAGGATGGCCAGTTTCGCCTCACCGTCAGCGACCCGCTCCCTGATGGCGTCCATGTTAGAGCCGGGGAAGGGCCGCGCCAGGCAGGCGAGGGCAAACGCGTGGTCGTTCCCGATCTCCTGCCGCAGCCACACCACAGCCTCCGCAGTCGCCATGCACGCCACCTTAGCCAGCCAACCCGGAGGTGCCCGTGCGCCAGCAGAACATGTCCGCCTATCCCTTGAACTCCCTCGACCTCGGCCGCCAGATCGGCCCCTACGAGGAGTTTGAGCACGACGTGCTGATCACCGGCTGCGTGGACCTCGACGCCCCTGAGACGCCCGCTGAGCCCCCGGAGCCTGACACCCCGGCGGATGTACCCGCAGAACCTGACGTGCCCGCACCGAGCGAGGAGCCCGCACCGTGACCTTTCTCAGCAGGCTCGTAAAACTGGGCATGGGCAAGGAGTCCACCCAGTACACCTACACCGTCCCCACGGTGTCGATCCCGTTCACCACCGCCTCGTTCACAGATGACATCGCCCAGCTGCGGGACGAGTCGGTGCGTGCCTCGGACACGGTGCTGACCGGCCTGCAAGGCGGCCCGTGGCACACGACATGGGATTTGGAAGTCAACGCGTATGCTGACATTACGGGGCATTTCCTGCGGGCGATGATCGGCCCGGACACGGTCACCGCCGGCGTGTCCACCACACTCACCACGAACTCGCTGATCAACGCCACGTCCCTGTCGCTCACCGCGACAGTGCCGTCGAACTCGGTCCTGCAGATCTCGGACACTGCCGGGGCTCACCTGGAGTACGTGAAGATCGGCACGGTCACCGGCTCCGGGCCTTACATCGCGCCGATCGTCACCGGGGGCGGCTCCGGGTTCAACTCGGCGAAGTACGCGCACACCGCCGCCGGGGGGAGCGTGATCTCCCAGTCCACGCACGTCTTCACGCAGAACCGCACCTTCACCACCGTGTGGCCCACCTACTCGTTCACCACCGACGACGGCGCCGACCAATTGGGCTGGCCCGGCCAGGTGTGCAGTGACATGCAGATCAAGATTGACACCAAGGGCTTCGTGACCATGTCCCCGAAGTTCATGGGGTTCCCGAGCGTCGCGGAGGCCACGTTCGCGTACGCGGCGAGCGCCGCTCAGCCGGTCGTCGGCTGGAGCTGGACCGTCACCAACGGGGGGGCGGCGTCCACGCGGGGCATCAGCTTCGACATCACCCTCAAACGCGCCACGGAGCCCATCTTCTCGTCCACGGGATTGCAGGCGCCGCGGGAGGTGTTCCCCGGGCCGCTGGAAGTGGACGGCACGTACAAGGCGATCTTCGAGAACTCGGCGGACGTGAACCTGTACATCCAGGCCAACCAGCTCCCGACCGTTCACACCCTGTCCCAGCCGGTCACGTCGGGGGGGGCGGTGATGGCGATCACGATGAGCCAGTCGGGGTACACGAGCGCCAAGCGTGACCTGGGGCAGCCATACGTCCAGGCGGACTACGGCATCTCAGGGATCAACAACACCACCGATGGTGGCGTGGCGTCCGTTTCCTTGATCAACAGCGTCGCCACTGCGTACTGACAGAGCGTTACCACACCGTCACACCAGTAGGGGGTACGCCATTCCATATGCCAACCGGGTCATCACCCTGACCTTCGACGACCTCAGCGACGACCCGGAAGACAAGATCTGGGTCACGATGCGCAACCCCCGCCTTGTCCCGCTGGACGAGATGCGCGGCAAGGACGCCGAGGAGATCACCCTCGGCCCGGACGGCACCCCCACCGACACGGACGCCGCCACCCGCTCCGGGTACGCCACCCTCGCACGCCTCATCGTCGGCTGGCACGTGTACGACGCCAGCGTGATGCCTGAACTCAACGCGGCCGGGGAAGACGTGTCGGTGCCCGTCCTCCTGCCGCAGGCACCCGTCACCGCCGCTACCGTGGCCAAGCTGCCGTCGGTGATCCTGACACGGCTGATGGAGGAGATGGCGGCCGGGATAAACCCTCCGCGGACCCCGGCGAGCCAGGAGGGTACTGGGACACCGTCCTAGGCCCGTGTGAGTCCATCTACGACGGGACATGGTCGGGGAACGTCCCGCCGCCGCAAGAGTGGGTTCACTACGAATTGATGAAGGAAATGGGCTGGTCGTGGAAGGCGCTGCAAGAAACACCGCCGTACGTGCAGCGGTACTGCATGGACATCTCCGGTATCCGGCGCAAGTGCGAGGCGGATCACGTGCGGAGGCGCAGCCGTTAGCCGGACTCACTGATCGTGCGGTGCGGGACCGTTGAGCAGGCCGGCCTTCACTGCGTCGGCGCGATCAACCGGTGGCCTGCGCACGGGGCATTCCAGGGTCACGACGACTGTCTGCCAGTCGGCCGACTCGGGCACCTCGTGCTGGTTCCCAGGGTCAAGGATGCCGCCCGTCACGAACCTGACTTCCTCGTGCGGTAGTGCGATGGGCACGTAGCCCTGGCGGGTGATCAGATCCAGCAGGTCGCGCCGCATGTGCTGCCGCAGGTGGTCGCGGTACCCCGGATGCTCCCACTGCGGCCGGTGAGCGATCCGCCTGCCTGTCACCACGTCGTCGTAGAACGAGCACGCCGCTTCGGCCATGAGCCGCGCTGCGTATTCGCCAATGCCCCAGCCTCGCTCACGGGCAATCCGCTCAACGGCTTCCGCCGCGCTCCGTGCCGCTGGCGTCACGCCCAGACCATCCCGCTGGTTAGGTCATCAGAGCCCGTCACGATGATCGCTGACCGGTCATGGCCAGGGGCCGACAGGTAAATCTCCCGAAAGTCGTCGGCCTCCTGCCAAGTGCGCGTGCCGTAGGTGCCATTGTCCCGGCCGCAGCACGTCAACTGGACCAGCCAGCCAAGAGATTCGCTCATCCCCTGATCATGCCGCACCCGGGAGGTTCCCGGTGAACGCCGCCCAGGAAGTCGCTGACCGCCTGCGGGCCGTCGCTGCCAAGGTGGAATCCGACGCGCCACGGGCAAGCGTGCAAGCCCTCTCCCGTGCGGGGGAAACGATGACCAAGCTGACCCTGTCCACGGGGGCGCACGCGCTGGGGACGCCGACACCCAACCCGCCAGGAGGGCCGCCAGGGCTCATCTCCGGGGCGCTGCGGCGGTCGGTGGCACGCACCCCGGCCGCGCCCACGGGGCCTGCTACGTGGTCGCAGGCGCTCGGGTCGGTCATCATCTACGCCGCCGTGCAGGAGTTCGGGGCGACGATCCGCGCGAAGAACTTCCCGCAGCTCGGGAATCCGACCGCAGGGTTCTTCGGGCCGCAGGTGACAATCCCCCCGAGGCCGTGGATGAAGATCAGCGTTGAGCGGCTGATCGAGTCGGGGCTCGGGCAGAAGGCGGCCATCTCCGGGTTCGAGGCGGTACTGGACCTCTAGGCGTGCGGGGGTGAAACCCCGTGCCTGGTGGCTTCACGCCCGTCGTCCAGGAATTTGCCGTTAACGCAAGTGCCTACCTGTCCGGCGTCGAAGAGATGATCACGGCGACGGACGACCTTGCCGCCTCCATCGACGCCGCGGCGGAAGCCTCAGCCCGCCTCGACGAAACCGGGGCTGGCGGCGGAGCGGCAGCGGCCAGCGATGACGCAGCAGCAGAAGCTGCGACACGGCTAGCCGAGGCGGAGGAACGCGCCGCCGCCGCCGCCACCGAAGCCGCGGAAGCCCAGGAACGGGTCATTGAGGCCAACGACGCCACTGCCGTAGCAGCGGATGACGCCGCCGTGGCGATCGACCGGCTCGCCGAAGCTGCGGACGCCGCTGTCGCTGGCCTTGACGAGGCTGCCGTGGCCGCTGACCGGATGGCGGTCGCAAGCGGGGAAGCCGGGACCGCAGCCGAAGGTGCCGGCGCTAAAACGGCCACGATGGGGTCCGGGTCGAAGATGGCGTTCCTCGCCGTCGGTGCCGCCATCGCCTACTCGGTGGACAAGGCCGCGAAGTTCCAGACCCAGATGACGATGCTGAACACCCAGGCCGGGGTGTCCCAGTCCAAGATCAAGGGACTCGGCAACGCCGTCCTGCAACTCTCCGGGCAGGTTGGGGAAAGCCCCACATCGCTCGCGCAAGCCCTCTACCACGTCGAATCATCCTTCGAGTCGGTCGGTATTACTGGCGCGAAAGCGATGGAGATCCTGAAGACCGGCGCGGAAGGCGCACGGGTCGGCGGGTCAGACCTGGTCGACACGCAGAACGCGCTTGACGCAGCGGTTGTTTCCGGGGTCAAGGGCACGCAGAACTACAGCCAGGCGATGGGTGCACTGAACGCCATTGTCGGCCAGGGTGACATGACCATGCAGGATCTGGTCACCGCAATGGGCACCGGTATTATGGCTTCCGCCAAACTTTATGGCCAGTCACTTGACCAGGTCGGCGCGGCTCTCGACACATTTGGTGACAATAATATTCGCGGCGCTAAAGCGGCGACTGACCTGCGGATGTCGTGGCAGGCCATGCTTGCGCCGATCAAAACAGGTGCCCCGGAACTGGCGGGCCTCAATCTGTCCATGACCCAGCTCGGCGACACGATGGAACACCATGGCCTGACCGCTGCGCTCGCCGAGTTCGTTGACCACCTGAAGGCCGCGAAAATCCCCATGTCTGACTGGGGCCGCGAGATCACCGACATTTTCGGGAAACGCGCCGGCGCCGGCATCGGTGTCCTGGTTGATCAGCTAAGCCGGGTGCAGGGCAAACTCCCGAAACTCGCCGCTGGTGCTAATGAGTTCGGTGCGGCGTGGGCGAACACGCAAAAAACGGTCGGCCAGCAATGGGCAGATCTGAAATCATCTCTTGACGCTCTGGCCATCAGGTTCGGCGAAGTCCTGCTGCCTGCCGTCACGAAAATTGTCGGCGCGCTGGCGAAGTTTTTCACGATGCTGCAGAAATACCCGGTCATCGCCGCTGCGGCCGGGGCTGTCCTTGTCCTCGTCGGCGCGTTCAAGATGCTTGAAGGCGTTGAGGCGATGCTTGGTGTCATCACCGACGCCGAGCCGTGGATGTGGGTTCTGATCGCCGTCATTGCCCTCGCCGTCGGCCTGTACGAGCTTTACAAGCACTGCAAGGCCGTACGGGACGCGGTTGCCGACCTAGCCAATTTCTTCAAGGCCGCATGGGCTATGGCGATGCGCGCAGCCGGGGCGGTCATCACCTGGTTCGTGAACGGCCCGCTCGCGTTCATCAAGCAGCAGATCGCGGCGTTCACGAAATGGTGGCAGCAGAACCATAAAGAGATCGAGGAAGTCGCCAAGGTCGCGTGGGCGCTGATCAGCGGGATCGTCAGGATCGCGATGACCGTCATGGTCATGGACATCAAAATCGGCCTCGCCGTCATCGTGGACATCTGGCAGGTCGCATGGGGCCTGGTCCGCGACATCGTTAAGACTGTCTGGAACGTGATCGCGGCCTACGTCCGGTTCGCGATGAACATGGTCCGGGACACGATCGCACTGACCCTCGACATCATCACCGGGCACTGGTCGAAAGCCTGGGCCGACCTGAAGAAACTCGCTTCCGATGCCATCCATGGCGTCATCTCCGTTATCAGTGCCCTGCTGTCCGGGTTCGTCGGCACCATGGCCGACCTGGGCCGGAATCTGATCCTCGGGTTCATTCACGGGATTGAGTCAATGGCCGGTGCGGTCACCTCGGCGGCTGAGTCGATCGCGAAGTCGGCGATCAATGCGGTCAAAAGTGCGCTCGGGTCACTGTCGCCGAGCAAGAAAGCGCATTACGAGGGGCAGATGTTCGCGCAGGGCCTCGTCAACGGCATGGATTCCAGCCACGGCCTCGTCGGGGCGGCGGCGGGACGGCTGGCGTCAGCGATGACAGCAGGCGCTCACGGGTCCATAGCGGGCGGGGCAGGTGGCGCTGGCAACGCGTCAGTGGTATTCAACCTGACCGTCAACGGGCTCATTGGCAACCAGCAGGAACTCGCCACCGCGCTCATGCCCGTGATCCAGAAGGCCACATTGCAATTCCAGAGAAGGAACTCGAACAATGGCTTGCAGCTAGCTGGCCGTTAAGGAGCACGGGATGGCAGGCACCGCGAAGCCCGCGCAAGGCGCGGCAGCTAAGCCCAGCGGCAAGAAGGCCACGCCAGCGAAAGGCACGGCCAAGAAGGCGTTCCCTGGTGCCGCGAAACCGTTCGGCAAGAAGGCGGCACCGAAAAAGCCTTGACCGCCTGACCCTTTCCCTCTCACCCCCGGCCGCAACGACCGGG